GTACAAAGAAGTGCTTTTATCAATAATGATGATCGAGCTATCTGCTGGCACAGAGATTGTGCTTGCCAGATGACGAGATGTACCTGAGTTAGTAGCCGCAGGGTAAAGCTCAACAGTTATGTCTGCTGCGCTTGTGCCGTCTACGTTGGTAATCTGGATCATGTTGATCTTGAACACTTTGTTAGACGAGGCTGCGTTAGAAACCAGTTGAGTTTCACTTGTGCCAACTGCCACATACGCCGTCTTGCCAGTAATAGTGCTGACATCAACTATATTTGGTGCTGCCATTTTTTATCTCCTATCCGAAAACAATAGCCATAGCAATGGCTTTACCTGTTGATATGCCTGCTGAACCATACTCCAAGGCGCTCGCCCCAGAGTTTACAACTAGCGCCTGTCCCGCAGTACCAAGGCTAGTAAGCCCTGTACCACCGTTAGCGATAGGCAAAGTGCCTGTCACTTGAGAGGTTAAGTCCACACCAGTAAGCGCACCGCCCAAAGTAATATTGCCTGAGCTTGTTACTGTGCCTGACAGGCTTATACCGTTGACAGTGCCTGTGCCGCTTACGCTGGTGACCGTACCATCTCCAACATCGACCTGACCTAACGCATCCACAACTGCCGCGCCAGAACCAGCACCATCAAGATAAACAATCTTGGCCGCTCCAGAGGCTATCGTTACGTTAGCGCCTGAGCCTTGCGAGATATTGATTGACTGGCTTCCGGTAGTGGCGTTCTCTATAAACATCACACGAGAGACAGTGTTTGGCCCAATAGTCAGCGTTCTAGTCGCCGTGAGGGTGGCACCAGAAGTAACTTTGAAATACAACGCACGAGCCGGATCAGTCGCGCCATCAGCTACTGTTGTCGTTGCATCAGCGTCTGAGCCAAACGCGGCTTGAGTGTTGTAACCCAGCGCCTCACCGATAAGCTCAAGATTGGTGTTAGTAGAAGTTCCCCACGTTCCGCTTTCATCACCAGTGGTGATCTCTTTCAGGCGTAGATTGTTTACATAAGTTGCCATTTCTTTACCTCAAATCTTTAGGGTATATTCGTCCAGTTTGGCGTTTGTGCTGGAAGAAGATTAACCCAGTTTGGATTCTGAGAAGGATTAATATCCTGCCATATAAGCACTCTTCCTACTCCTCCAGTCGCCGATAGCCCTTCGGCATTTATCAGCGCAGAAGCGTTCACGGTTACTGAGCCTACAGCAGATGTCCCCGCAACACCCGTCACAGGAACTTCAAGCACCAACTCTATCGTAACAGCGCCCAAAGCAGACGTTGCTTCTAGGCCGGTTACAGAGACGTTTGCCGGAGCCTGTACCGTGTATCCATCGCCAAGAGCAGAGGTCGCCTCCAGTCCTGTCAGGAAGACCCCAGTCTGCTCTACAACTCCTGCGGTACCGACCTCTCCTGTAGCTGACAAGCCAGTAGCAGAAGCTTGTGCGTTGTGATGAACCTCAACGCTACCAACAGACGCAGTTCCGACAAGACTGCTTACCGCAACTTGTCCGGGGGCTAATACCTGCGCAGTTCCTACAACGCCTGTGGCAGATACTCCGGTGACATCAACTACAGCACCAGCAACAATTCCCGCTGCTACAGTTCCAACTTCCCCTGTAGCGGTTAAACCTAAAGACTGGCCCCACGGGCCTTCGCCCCAGCCATAGCGACCCCAGCCGCCTAGTAAAATGTTCTGGTTGGTGTCCTCACCCCAACTTCCGTCACCCCATGCGGCGCGACCCCAACCGACCCCAGACATTACGCAATCCTAATCAACGCATTATTTTGATCAGCGGTTGGCATTACAATCTTGAAGTCACCAGCAGTAGATGTCTTATCTCCACCAAAATCCAGCACAACTACGCTCGGGTCACCACCAGCAGAATCGTTGTAGATCAAAGCGCCTCTGGCGGTGATCGTCGCGGTGCTGAATATCAAGTCAGCAAAGTCTGTGAATGCGGTTGTGCCTCCAGTAGTTGGAGTGACGTTCGTCAGAGTGCCACCACCAGCACTGTAGCCAGTGCCAGATATCTCGTTACTGGTCGTATAAGCAGTGGTAGACGCATCAAAGCTGGCGCTGTTTGTATACAGGGCAAGCTTGAACGTATTGCCAGAGCTATTAGTGAAATTATGCGTTCCAGTCAGCAACTCTTTCTTGAAGCTGGTACACATGTAATTGCCTGAAAAAGCCATCAAAGCCTCCTTATTTTTTCGGCCAGAGAACTTTCTCCAGCATTTAATAGCAGATTATATATCGTTGTTCTTTCGCTTTTCGCAGCCTGCTGCATGTAATACAGAACAATTTTTTCTATGCCCTCTTTGAAAGCTTCTGCTTGCTGACGCAGGACAGGATCAGCAGTAGAGGATATTGAGATGATTCTGCTCGCGCAATCAGCAGCCATTTCCTCCGGTGTAAAACCCCTGTTCTGGGTTGTCTGTACACCTACCTGACCTATATTAGACTGTATATCAACAGTAAACATTAAACCCTCAGACTTCTAACGACACCAGACCTGTAGTTATCAGTTGTGTCATACCCTTCTCCAAGAGACTTCAGCCTTAAAACTGCGTCTTCATATTTGGAAAGATAGAACTCCATAGTAGGCCCATCACCTTTCAGGAAGGTATACCCTTCGACAAGACAGCTATACAAAAGCGCATTCTCGGCATTAGAGCCAAGCCAGCTAGTTCCGTCAGACGATGTAGTGATCGATTCAGGCTCAAACATGTAGTGTATTTCTACCGCATAGTTGTCGTCTGGAGTCGGGCCAATAATGAACCTTGTGTCATCGAATATCCCGTAATACTTTGGAACACCCTGTGTAGCCTCTACTGGATATGCCTCTCGGACAAAATTAACGTCTTTGAATATGAGAAACTCAGAGCCGCTGTTGTTTATTGACAGAGAGTATGGGGCCAGAAAGTTATCTGGCATTGTCAGATAAGCGTTACCCTGAGTCAGCGTTCCTGTCTGATTTCTTCTGAGATCAGGAATCTGAACACCCCTCAGAATCCTCTGCTCTGCCTGAGTAATAATCAGAGGCAGATTGCTAACAAAAGTGGTTTCGCTAGTTTCCAGATAATCCTGTATCGCAGTCTTCAGGGTAGTAAACGTAAATGCCATTATCTGAATCTCTTCGTTTTCTTGGCGACCTTTTTAGGCTGGGAGGAGAACTGCTTTCCAGCCTTCGTGTCCTTTCTCTTCTTTCTAGTTGTTGCCGCGTACTCTTTGGCGCTGAGGGACTTGATTGCCTTTTCAGGCAAATACCGTTCTCCGGTCTTCCCGCTCGGCTTACCGGACTTTGTTCTCCACTTCTGCTTAGTCCAGTTTTTTAGAGACTTCTGCGACTTCTTCAGGGCCATTAGCTCTTATAGCCTCCGCCCTTCTTTTTATATTCTGATGCAAGCAATTGCGCTTTTCTGGCCGACCATTGTCCCGGCTTGCCGCCCTTTGATCCTGCCTTAATTTTGTTAAAAAGGTTCTTCCGCATAGTAGGCTTGGTGTAGTTACCCGCCTCGTTTACACGAGATTTGGGCTTCTTAGCGGTAGACTTTTTCTTTGAGGATTTCTTAGCAGCCATAATTAATCCTATGTGATTTCTATCGTAACTCTTCCCACATGTCCTGACATGTCAAGACCAACAGTACGACTGCCCAACGCTGTGTTTCCGCCCCCAACGGGGTCAAACGCAGAAAGCTCTCTGCTTTGAGGAAAGCCGCCGTTTGGTCTAGGATCGCGCAAAGCTTGAGGGTCAGACATATTGAGCAGCCCAAGCTTCCACTGAGGATTGTCCTTGTCGAGAACATCCTTTCCGACAAGCAGTCCATTGGGTCTTCCTGCCTCTATCTGAGGCACTAAATCTCCCAGCTTGTAACGGAACCCAGTCCGATCACAAAAGCCAAAAGCATGTTTGCCGCTTGCATAACTACTCATAAGTATTGATATCCGCCCGGAACAACATAAAGAGAAGCTTTCTCTCTGGCTGAGTCTGCCGCCATAGTCCACTGCTCTTCATAGTTTTCTTTTAGAAAAGGCAGCCTTGGCGCAGCCTCGTCTCTCTTCACAGCAATCATGTAAGCAAGCCCCGCAACCAAGCAGGGCAAAAACCTAGACGGAACGTCCATATTTAGAGACGCAGGGCTTCCCACGTCCTCTATTCGCTCCATGTAATAGTAATTAAACGTGTACGTCTCTGCCGCATCAGGTACTGGCCAGACATTTATAGAAATTCCTGTAGGCGTTCTTTCGACGAAATACTGTATCGGTCTGCCTTGCAAAAGCTTGTTTGTAAGATGCGAATACTGAGAAACGGACAGCCTTTGCATAGTAAGGTCAGTCTGGCTGTTTATGTCTCCCGCATCGGTTCTCAAAACACCCTCTACTATGTCTAACTTCTCAGGAGTAAGGGTATAACTCCCGGTGCCAGCAGTAAGGGTTTGGCTTGCGTTCTTTACCGTCCAAAGATTGAGGCCACGATTCTGCCAGTCCAGCATAAGCAGGTTGAGGCTTCTTCTGGCTGTTCTGTAGTCATAACCAGAGCGTAGCTCAAGACCGCATCTTTCATAGGCTTCTTCAAAGATGTCGCCTAAGTCTAGGTTAAAAGATGTTGTTCCACTTGTAGCCATTAGACGTTCCTGCCTTTAGTAAGACCTTGTATGGCTCTCCCGTCCCCAAGCCTACCTCCGGTAAACATGCCCTTTTTGACTCCGGCCTCGCTGAGCGCGATTGCCATTGCCTGATTGCGATTAGTTACCTTGTCTCCAGAACTGGACTTCAACTTGCCGTCCTTGAACTCCTTCATTACATAGCCAACTTTATCGTCGCGTTTAGACATCTTGTCACCCTTGAGTTGTTTGCTCATCTGGCTTCTGGATATTGTCACGAACCTTTCTTCCACTTCTTAGAACTGGACTTGGTCTTGCTTGGACTCCACTTCACTTTGTCAGCCCAATATGCTGCGCTCATTTTGCCCTTCTTGATGTTCTTGCCGTGTCGGGACTTGAACGCTTTTCGCTGTCCTACTGTCTGGTTTGTCTTTACGCCCTGCTGACCGAACCTAATAGTCTTTACCTTGTCACCCTCTTTTGCCACAACAACATGAGACTTCTTGGGGTGATTAGGTGTTCTTTTCGGCTTGTTATAACCACTGACCCCCGCTTTGGCTAAACGGGGGTCTTTTTTGGATTTCTTTTTCTCTGCCATGCTAGGTATCTCTGTGAGGTCTTACGCCCTGCACAGCCCTTCCTACACCGCGCAGTCTTCCGCCTTCAAACTTGTTTACCATTCTGTTCAGGCGTTTTGGCACGGCTTTCAGGTTAGAGGGGTCGTTGTTCCTTGGATTTCCATCCCTGTGGTGGACATCCATCCCATCGCCCTTTTTAACCTTACCCTTTGCAATCATCCTGTTTCTGGCAGTATTACGGGCAGCACGGTCTTTCTTCTGTCTTTCTGTAGAATGGTAATTATCGTATTCCGACCGATAATTTCTAGCCATCGAACTGAGCCTTGTATGCCTGCTTAACTAGAGTTTCTTTCTTT